TCATACGGTAAGCACCCAGCCCACCATAATAAAGTTGGCTGTCATGCGCGGGTACTTCTTTTTGTTGTCCTTGAGGATTGCAGCAACCGTGGTGCTGTTTGCTCTTGCAATCTTGGTGAGGTTGTCGCCAGATTTCACGGTGTAGGTCTTTGCTGCCGTGCTGGTCTTTGCCGTGGCTGCCGTCGTCCCTGTCGGAACCGCTGCGAAGCTGTCGTACTTGGTTAAGTTGTTGCTTGTGATTACGTTCATTACGTTTGTAATGTACGTAGGGCTGGTGGCGTAGCCTGCCTGTCTGATTGCTGTAATGGTCGCTTTTGCGTCCTTGCAGTTGCATGCCTTGGCATATCTGGCGTTTTTTGTCAGCAGGTCGTAATAGTCTGCAACGCTGTCTGCAAGGCTGTCGTATGCTCTGAACAGGTCATTGATTGTGGTATATGTACGTCCGTCGTAACATTCCTGCGTTTTGGCACTGTATACCTTTCCTTTCCAGCTCGTGCCAGCCTTAATGCCAAAGAAAGCGTTTGCTTTTACCATCAGTGAGCTGCGCCCCCATCCGGTTTCAAGTGCTGCCTGTGCAATGCATACGCTCGGAAGTATCCATCTATCACGTTTCTTGCATTCTGCCTGCGCCAGCGCTGCCAGTGTCTTAATAAATACGTCCTTTGTCATATTATGCCTCTTTTCCTTTATCGCTCTTGCTGCCTGCAATGATCTCGCGTGCCTTTGCAATGGTATCTTTAATCTGGCTATACAGGTTATCGTATCCGTACATGGCGGCATAGCATACCATAAAGCCCAGCACGGCCACAGCTACCCAGTAATACCAGATCATTGCAACATGGAAGTATCCGGCTGCTGCTCCGGCTGCTGCAAATGTCAGTACCATTGATACCAGGAATACCCATGCCTGCGTAGGAATTTTGCCCCACGCTACTGCCTGCTTTGTTACCGCTACAATGATATTTGTAATGAGTGTCAGTACCAGTACTGCAATTAGTGCTGCCGCTGCGTAAAAAATGATATTATCCATGTTCATGCCGTCGTATCCTCGCTTTCTATGTAGTCTGCGTCGTCCATCAGACCGCCTGCACCCTCTTGTGGTGTAATGTTGTCGTCTGGCAGCAGGCTTTTACTTTGTGGGTTCTTGAGTGACATTCTGTATACGATTATCTTGCAGGCATTTTCTATGCCTGCCTTTACCAGATAGCCGCCAACTACCACCCTAAATGTTTCGTTTGTCTCTGTAATGAGTGTGTCCAGTGCCGTGGCATCACCCACCAGCAATATGGCCTTGTAGCACATGAGCAGGCTGTACATAAATGCTACCAGATACAGCCCAGTGCTCAGCACTACTACTTTTTTTGAAAACTCCCAGAGCCAGCCTATGACGTTCATGCCGTCAACGTCCAGACTGGCGCTTTTTTTCGCTCTCTTATGCTGTGCGGTCACATATTGCCATAATGTACGCCGCTTTTCTTTATTCCTTTTTTGCTGCATCACGTAGTACGTCCTCGATATGGTTCAGTCTGTCCTCGTGAGTATCAATACGCTTGTGCTCGCTTTTCAGCGACTGCTCGGCAATAATAATGCGGTCGTGGTTGTCCTTGGTGTCCAGCCTTACTGTGTTGATTTCTACTTTTATGTCCGTAAGCATGTTCTTGATATTGTCAAGCGCAATCATGATACCGGTCTGTTGTGCTGTGTCCTCTTTAAGCTCTTTCTCTCCGTCTTTCTGTCGCTCCTGTTCTGCCTTGGCCTGCGACTTATGCACATTGTAAGCGTTCACAACGAGCATAAGGGTAGCTACGCATAAGGCACATAATGAAATAATTTCGCCTGCTGTCATATCTGCCCCCTGTTATAATAAATCTCCGTTTTCGTCGTATCCCTCTGCTTTCAGCGCAGCAATGGTAGCGTCTTTATACGCTGCCGGTACGTCTGCAATGCCCTTTTCCTTGTGGATAATAAGCAGCACTGCTGTAGGCACCAGCTTGCTGGGTGCCCTGCTCGCGATCTGCTCCAGAGTTCTGAGGCCATGTACTACCAGATTTTCATAGATATATTCCATTTTACCCTCACTTTCTCGGCTGCTTACTTTGCTGCAACCGCTTCGTATACGTCTGCAATAGCTGCCTGTACTGCTGTTGTTGCCTCTTTCTGGGCTGCAAGCTGCTCGTATATATCAGCAATGCTGTCCATAAGCTGTGTGTTTTCCTGCCGTAATGCCTCTATTGCTGGGCTCTCAAGCTCCGCAAGCTCCTGCTCGTACTCTTCGTACTCTTCCGCTGTCAGTGCGGCCTCTTTATAAGACCACATTGTTACTGTCTGCGTTCCGCTTGTTGTTTCTACCTTTGTAATGTCCTTGCGCAGATATATGCAGCTTGGGCTGCTTGTCTTGTCCACTGCCTGCGGCTCTGTCTCCTGCGTTCCGGTGACGTTCTGCCAGTTGATCTGTACCATTCTTTGCACCGTTCCTTTCTTTTGATTTTTTAACCACTATTTTAATGAGCTGTTTTATATCTATGTACGGTTTTATGTACCTAAGATATACATTATATGTGTCGCTGCTTTCTATCCATCCCATGTATGACAGCATTACTGTAGCGTCGTAAAACGTGGGCTTTTGCTTCTTTCCTATTCTCTTGGCTGTGCGTGTTATTCGCAGCATGAGGCTTTTGCGCAGCTCTGTGTGGTCCCTATAGTACCGGTATCCCAGAAAGTCCAGTGCCCTGCCTCTGTGCTTTCCTTTTCGGTCGGTGTACTCCATCCTAAATACTTGATAATTGCCCTTTACGGTGAGCTTTATGCTCTCCAGATACTCTGTAATGATTGCTACAGCTTTATGCAGCTGTTTTTTATTGCCAGAGAATAAAATAATGTCGTCCATATACCGTACGTAATACTTAATATGCAGCTGCTCTTTTATGATGTGGTCTAAGTCTTGCAGCATAAAGTTTGCAAGCCACTGGCTCGTAAAGTATCCCAGCGGCAGGCCATCTGGGCAGCTGTCAATTATCATAAAGAGCAGATGCAGCATACGCTCGTCTGCTATCTTCTTGGTAAGCATACCCTTGAGTACGTCATGGTCTACGCTGTCAAAGAAATGGTGTATATCCATCTGCGCGCAGTATTTCGTATTGCTTCTGTCTGTGCGCAGCCAGCGCTCTATGTGCCTTTGTGCATACTGGGTGCCTCTATGTGGCACTGAGCCGCAGCAATATGTGTACATGCCATTGCTCAGCACTTCCATGCAGCTGTTTATTACCATGTGGTGTATGATCTGGTCGAAAAACCTTATCTTTCGTATTGTCCTGTTCTTTGGTCTGGTGCCCTCAGTTATTACGGTTGCTCTGGGCATATGCGGCACGTAGCTTTCTGTCTGGATCATATTGTAAATAACATCAATATAGTGTTCTTTGTTCTCCACTACGCGCCGTACATCAATACGCCCTGTCTTTCTTCTGGCTGCTTCGTCGATCATACGGCCTATAAATGCTCTGTCGAGCATTTTATCGTATAAGTGCTTATACGTTCTCGTTTTCTTATCACCTACATGCCTGTCGTTTCCTACTGGGCATGTCCTTTATCGGTATTATTTCAAGCAAGTGCTTACGATTATGCGGCGCATTATCAATATAAAAATAATAAGAAAAGCGCGCGCCGATGTTCGTGTTCGTATTCGAGGCGACATTATTCAGATTGACGTAGGACGCACCGCAAAGCGCGGCATTGCTCCAGTTGCCACCCATCAGCGCCAAAGCGCGCCGCATAACCGTTATTGTATTGTCTATAGCTGTATTTGCTCTGGGGTTAGCCACCCCTTGCCCCCGCAGCTGCTTACGCAGCAGGCTGTTGTAAAGAAAAGCGCGCGCCGATGTCCGTGCCCGCACCCGAGGCGACACTACCCAGAGCGACGTAGGACGCACCGCAAAGCGCGGCATCGCCCCAGCGGCCACCCATCAGCGCCACGTCTACCTGCGAGTTGTTGAACCATAAGCCGTCGCATTCGTATGTCGTTGCGCTGCCAGATGCAGTGTAAGGCATTGTGCCATAGCTGTTATTACACTTGCACTTGCTGATATAACCGCCAGAGGTTCCGGCAGGTGTGAGGCCGGTATTGGTGTATCCGCTGCCTGTCCAGTTATACGGTCTCGTCATTTTCGTGTAAATCGTGCCGTTTACGTTCAGCAGTCCCTGTATTCTCTGCCAGATATTACCCCACCAGTTTTCGAGATAGAACACCTTTACAGCTGTGCCTGTGCTGCTGGCCTCTGCTTTTCCGTAAAACATAGGCTTTGCCTTGAGCGTACCGGTTGCCAGTGCAGCACTTGTATTGCCGTTGCCATATCCGTAAATTGCTTGGCTGTTGCAGCCTTTACCTATGAGCGTGAGCAGGGTATTTACAAGGTTCCACTGTGCCCATGTGCCTAAATCGTATGCAGCGCCTGTTGCATGTGCATATGCAACCTCTTGGTCTGCCGTGGTGCTTACGGTCGGCGTGAGCCCTGCAAGTGATCTGTATTTACTCGATACCGCAGATGCATCAAACATGCCGATTGCAACCCACTCTGCAATAGTTCCGTCTTCTCTCTGGTGCGCGTATGCATGATAGTTGCTGTTCAGCTGGATATTGCAGATATAGTTGTATTCGTAGTCGGTATCTTCATACTGATAAAGCCAGATTGTAGGGAATACAGACATTGCATTGCCATCATATGAGCTGTTTGAAATGTCAGACGCTGTGCTGCCGTCAATCTTCTTTGTCTGGTCGTCGTGATCCAGTTCGTAGTCAAGCGTGCCCGCTGTCTTTACCATGTAAGGCTTTGGCATGAAAAATGCATTTTCCCAGCTGCCAAAGCTAAATTTATCGTTTGTGAAGTCCATGCCTGCTGCCGTCATGCCTGCCGCCATTTCGAGGTAAGTAATGCGGCTGGCTGCTCCGCTGTCTGCCTTTGCCTTTTTATATCCGTACAGTATGTATGCCTGCGGCGTACCGCTTGTAATGTTGGCCGCATTGCGGTTATACAGTCCATAGTCTGAGTATGGGAAAAATCCCACGTAATATGCTGTGCCATTTGTAAGGCCGCTGATTGTAAGCGCCGTGTCTACGTATTTCCCCAGCTCCGTATTGTCTACGGCAAGTGTGCCGTCTGTCTCGTCTGTGGGTGCGCTGCCTGCTTTATAGATTACGCGGCACCCTTTTACTGTGCAGAGCAGCTGGCTGTCAATAACCGTGTCTGCCGGTTCCTTAAACTTGATCTTGAGGCAGCCGTCACCTATCTGTACACTCATGCTGCGCATGTTCGCTGGTGGGATACCGCCCACCTTTTTGACTGTTGCAAGTATCTCTTGGCTTGTTTCCTCTTTCGCAATTTCGTAGCTTTCGCCTACTTCCATGTTTCCCTCGCTTTCTTTATGACACTCTCTTTACCCAAAGCGTGCCGCTCTGTATAAACAGGCTGTACCCCTTGGTTGTGTCGTTTACGTCTTTTAATACCTGCTCTGCTTTGCTGCTCTCCAGATTGGTTGCCCTCGTCTGCAATGCCTCAATTTCAAGCTCCAGCTTTCCTGCTGCCGCGTCGTCCAGTATGTTCTTTATGCTGTCCACCCATGCGGAAAAGCTCGTTTTCTGGTCGTTGCTCCATGTTGTCCAGTCTGTTTCATGCTCAGCTACCCACTGGTTAAAATCTGTCACATATGTAGCCTTAAACTGTGTCAGATAGCTTTCAAACTCGTTGAAAATGTCTGTTGTGTCTGCCTGTGTCACCAGACCGGTTACGATACCGCATACAGTGGTGTTAAGTCTCTGGTCTGTAATGTTTGCCTGCGTGATCTTGAGTACACCTTTACCCACGTACACATCTGCAATAGCCAGCTCGTATGCATCAGCGTCGCGTTGCAGGTCTGTTGCTACCGGATTTGCTGAGTATGTGCCTTTGTGGATCACTGCATATATCTTTCTTGTGCTGTAGTCGCAGCGTATCGCAAGCCTGTCTATCCGGTTCAGTGATCCGTCTGCGGTGTCGAGTGTAAAGCTGAGTGCTGTGCTGTTGATGTATCCACGGCCAGCAATAAAAGCACCGCCAGCCTGTAAAGATACGGTCATGTCTGCGCTCTCTTTCAGTTTCAACGCCTCTGAGCTTGCGTAAAATACGCCGTTACCCAGAAACTGTGCAAAGTATGCGGCAAAGTCCTCGGCTTTATACTTCCGGTCTCCAGATACGCTGTTAAAAGGGAAATAGCTTTCTGCCATCCTCTTACCTCGCTTTCCTTATTTGTTGCATCAATGTCGGCAGGCTCTCGCCAAACGTTACCTCTGTCTCTGTCTTACCGCTCTGGTAGGTCTGCGCAACCTTGATAATACGTGCATCAATCTTAATGCCCCAGTTCTTTTCTACGCAGGTTATCTGGTCGCCTACATGAAAGTCCTTTTTATATTGCAGGTTTGAGCTCGTATTTATGGTCGAGACAAAGTTTATTATCTCGCCATAGTTTGCCAGCTCTGTGGCTCCCTTGGTCTTTAGCAGCTCGATATACTGAGCATCTGTAAGTGTGATCTCTGTGCCTGTGTCGTCTGTTGCCGTCCAGCTTATGTCTGCTGCGCTTAAAAATACCTCGTCTCTATCGTAACCGGTATCTGATCCGGCAATTTCTTGTAGTGGTGCTGCGCTGGTGTCGTCCTTGGCGGTTCCCTGTACATAGATTGCATTTTTCATGTTCTCTATGCTTTCGGTGTATTCCTGCTCGCTGACATTATCAAAGTCGCGCGAAAATATGCAGGGCGTATTGCCTGCCGTATTCGTGGCCGTGAGGTCTTTGCCTTTGTACAGCCAGAAACCATATTTCTGCTTGCGCTCGCATACCAGTATGTCATAGCCCAGCTTTGAGGCTACGGCACGGTTAAATATCTCAAGCCCGCAGTTAATGTACGCCTCGTTGCTGTACTCTATCTGGTCGCCTGCTATAGTGTCCTGCGGCAGCATTTCAAACTGGGTAAACTGCCTGCCTGCTGCCGCATTGCTGCCCATATTGTCGGCTACGATTTTATTTATGATATTCTGCCCTGTGGCCGTCGTTATGATCTGCGTTGTTATAACGCGCTTACTCAGCCACTTTTTAAGTGTGCAGCCCTGTACTTCGATCTGTTCTACGCCTTTCTCGTCTCTGGTGATGTGCTTATAGGTGATCTGGCAGCCTCTGCGCCATGTATTGCCGTCCGCGTCGGTGTATTCTGCATCATCCCCATGCTTTACCAGTATGTTGCCCTTTACCAGCAGCTCATTGTTATTGTCCGTGCGCGGTGCCAGCACCTTTACGTCGTCGTATGATCCCTCTTGCCAGTATGAGCCGCTCCAGATAAGGCTGTTCACTTCGTCGATTATCCCCAGAGGTACAAGCTCTCTGTTATAAACTTTAAGCTCCATGTCTGCCCCCTTATACGCCCAGATACTTGTCACTGTGGTATATTGTGACTTCCAGCGCGTCCAGACCGCTTGCGGCATTGTATCTGAATACGTTGTCGCCTATTGCCAGCTGCATAAATGTACTGTCCACGTCCACATACCGGAAGTAGTTAGTTTCTGTCGTGCCTCTCAGCAGCACCGCGCCTTTTTCTCCGTACTTGGTCGTTACTGTGATCTTGTCGCCTGCCTGCATTGTTGCGTTGATCTGGACATACTCGCCTGTATTGACGTTGAGCAGCAGCGGGTTTGTCAATGTCCCTGTCGCTCTAAACTCTATGCGCATATCTGTCTCTACGTCGCCCTCATTGTATACGTCCACAATAAGGCTGGGCTCTCTGTATCCAAACTCTACGCCGTCTGTTGCGTCGATCTCCAGCGGAAACTCAAACTCTGCAACCCATGCTGCAATGTCGTCCTTATTCTCTGCGTCCTTGCGCCAGAATGGTGAGCAGCAGGTAAGTTTAATTGTGAATGTCGTAAATACTGCCTTACGTGCAAATACCGGCGTGTCCTCGGCTTTTACGTCAATTACTCGCGTGTATGTCTTGTATACATAGGTCAGTGTTGCTGATAGCTTCGGATTGAGTATTTTCTGCATCTTTCGGCGTATCTCCAACACGGTATCTTTGTTGGTGCTGTTGATTGTGCCCTTGATTGTGATAGGTCTTATGTCAAATTTCTGGCCTATGTACGTCTCGCCATCCTGCGCCATGCTGCTGCTCGTGAAAATTGTATTGCTTATGTCTCCCAGACCGGTTACGTCGTTTGCCACGTTCGTATGCAGGGTAGACAGGGGGCTAAACACAAGTGTTTCGCCCCTGCTGTTTGTGTATATCAGTATTTCATAGTCTGCCATATTACACCGTCCTTGCTATCAGCCTGTACTGCTTTGCGGCCTGTTTCTGCTGCTCTGCGTAGCTGGTCTCATTTGCGTATATGTTCTGGGTGATATGCACGCCAGAGCTGCTGCCTGTACCGTCATTTCCCTGCGGTGTACCGGTACTGGTGTAATTCATGGTGCCGCTTGCCGTAAAGTCTGTCGGTATTGCTGCCTGCATATCCTGCGATATACGCGCCATTTCATCCGTAAACCCTACACCTATACCTTGAGCAAGGAACTTGCCCACTTCGTCACGCATTTTTTTACTTGGCGACTTGATGCCGAAAAAGTCTTTCAAGCCTTTCATCACTGCGTCGCCAAAGCTCTTTATTTTGTCGATTATCCAGCCTGTTGCATCATTTATGCCGTTCCACAGACCTTGTACGAGGTTTTTTCCCACCTCTGCCAGCTTGCTCGGTAATGATGTAAATGCGTTTATGATACCGTTTGCTACGGCAGCCATGCCCTGCTCTGCTTTGGTCTTCATGTTATTGCCCCATTCTGCCAGTTTCGTTACGCATTGCAGGAATATTGCCCACATCTTTGCGGGTAAATCTTTGATACGTTCTATGATTGCGTTTACAAGCGCCAGCATTTTGGTCTGGGCGTTTTCTTTCATTTTTTCGCCCCATTCCACCAGCTTTGTTACGCATGGCAGTAATGTTGCCGCAAGCAATGCCGGTAATTCTTTCAGCGCGTTAATGAGTGTCTCTACGATCTGCTTGCCGCTCTTCAATATCTGCGGTATGCAGGCTGCAATGCCAGTTACAAGTGCAATAACGATCTGTGGCAGATACTCTATCAATATAGGCAACGCCTGTATTAGTCCGTCTACCAGAGCCGTGATAATATCGGCGCTGCAAGCTATTATTTTGGGCAGCTCAGTTGTCAGCGTCGTAATAATTTGTATGATGATCTGAGGCAGCTGCTCTGCCAGAACAGGCAGTGCAGCAATAAGTCCCTCGGCCAGCGCCTGTATGATCCGTAGCGCGGCATCTATCAATTTCGGCAGATTGTCAAGCAAAGTCTGCACAATATATAGCATCATATTGACAATTTGCGGTATGAGTGAGGGCAGCGCGTCGGCCAGTCCGTTTGCCAAAGTTATGACAATTTGCAGCGCGGCGCTCAGTAATTGAGGCAGCAACTGCATTATTCCCTGCCCCAGTGTAGATATGATCTGTATAGCGCCGTTTATGATTACTGGCAGGTTTTCTGTTATGCCGGATACAAGGCTATTGACTACCGTAATACCCATCTTTATAAATTCCGGCAGTTTCTCGGCTATCAGTTTGACGGCACCGCTCAGTGTGTCACCTATTACGGTTGCCATCTTGCCCATATCGCCGTTTGCATCCTGTATGCCTTTCGTGAACTGTCCCAGCAGCTGTATGCCGCTGCCTGCCAGCTCGCCCAGAAATGGAAGTGCAATGGCAGCGCCTGCGTTCTTGAGGCCACCCATTGCAGCACTCAGCGTATCGAGCTTATCTTGAAACTTTCCGAAAGCCTCAACGTTCTGCTTGCTCATGATAATGCCCATGTTCTCAGCTTCTTGGCCGTAACTCTTAAATGTCTTACTGCCTGCCTCGATTACTGTGCGCAGGTCTTTACTGCTCTTGCCCAGCAGGTCGTTTGCCATAGCATTGCGCTCTGTTTCGTCTTTTACGCCTTTGAGGCCGTCGATAACGTCCCAGTATACGTCTTCACTATTCCTAAAGCTGCCGTCTGCGTTTTTGAGTGATACGCCCAACTTTTCATACTCCGCAGACAGATTTTTATTGCCATTTGCTGCTGATACCATTTGCAAAGACTGTTTATTCATGGTCTTTGTAAGCGTATCCAGATCACCGTCAACAAAGTTGAGCGCATACTTATACTTTTGCAGGTTGTCCGTACTTATACCGGTATTGACCGACATAGTGCCTAAGTCGTCGGCGGTTCCGGCAGCCGATACGCTCATTGCTGCAAGGCCAGAGGCCGCGCCTGCTGCCGCCGTGCCTATTGCTACGGCTCCCTTTCCGATTACTCCGGCAATGTTTTTCAGCTTTTCTGTAAATCCGTCAAATTTACCGCTGTTGTCTGCTGCGGTATTGCCTAAAGTTTTCATGTCTTTGTCGAGCGTACCTGTATCCTTGTCGGCGTTCTGCAAGGCGTCTGCTGCTTTATTCAGTTCGCTTGATGTTCCTGCAAGCTCTGCTTTTTGATAGTTTAATGCTGTCCGCAGCTTCTGTGCTGCCTCGCTGCTGCTTTGGCCTGCCTCGTCGTACTTTTTCAGCATAGCTTCTGTTTCAGATACTTTTTTCTTCTGCTCTTCAAACTCTTTATTGAGCACGTTCTGTTTGGCTCGCAGCGCCTCTGTGCTGTCGGCATTGTCTTTATACTCGGCGGTAACGTATTTCATTTCGCTTCGCATTTCCTTGAGGTTGTTATTGATATTTTTGCATGCCTCTTTGTATGCGTCCTCGCCGCTTATGCCTACTCTGGTTTTTACTTCTTTTTCTGCCATTTATAAGCCCCCTAACGCAATGTCTATATCATCCATCTGGGGCGACTGCTCAGCTGTCTTGTAGCCATGCATTTCTTTCCAGATGCGGAAAAACTTAATAATCTGATACGGTGTTTTGCACCATGCCTGTTTCTCCGAATAGTTCAGTACCTGCGTGGCTATATATAGTAGGCGGGCTACGTCAATCAGTTCTGCCCGCCTGTCAAGTTTTTTTCTTCACCCTCTCCAGTGTCCGTGTCTTCTGTTTCGTTATGTTCATTCTCCGCATATGTGCCGATAGCAAACGCGGCATATATAGCGTTTTTCACTTCGTCGATATTACCGGTATTCACGAGCATGCCGATTTCGTGCTCGGTTACTTTTTTTGTCTCCGTGCCGTTCAGATAGTCCTGCAATTCTGCTGCACTATTGATAAGCAGCGTAAAAAGCCAGATTGTGTCTTTTATCCATTCTTTGTTTTTGGGGTTGAATACTTCCGGCAGCATGTCAAAGCCGCCCAGTTTGTCCTGCATTTCATCCATTGCGTTGAGTGAGAAAAGCAGCCCAAAGTTTTTGCCGCAGATTGTAAATTCATAAATACCGTTTTTGATTTCGCTCATAAAATAAAATAGGGCATAGCCTCATGCTATGCCCTGCTCCTTTCTGTATGTGCTGTGTCCGGTTCGGATACTTACGCCGTTGCTGTGGTTGCAAATGTCGGCACCGCTGTAAACCATGCCTTTGCTTTTGTTGTGGTCTCCAGACCTGTGTAGTCAGATTTCCAGTTTCCGTCGCTGTCGGCAATAAAAGTACCGTCGATTTCAGACGTGTTGAATGTGATCTTGTCAGCCTTGGTGTTGTATTTTTCGCTGGGTACTGCAAACTTACCTTTGCGCATCCAGATATATTTATAGTTGTTGCCGCTCTTCTTTGCTCTGAAACCGATTGCCACATACGGTGCAACGTCGTCCTTATTCGCCCAGAGTACACCGTCTTTGTCGAGCTTCTGGCCTAAGAGTACAGCGGCTGCATCATTTCCAATGTCTTTTACGCCCAGTTTGAGTGTCGCGCTTACAAACTCCGCTACGTCCTCACTTACTGCGTCGTCTGCAAAAAGCTGGCCTGTTGCTGTTGCTACAGAAAGGTCTGCGCTGATTGCTGCCGCAAGTGCTACAGGCGCGCCGTATGTCTCTTTGCCGTCAGCCTCTGTGATAAGGCTGTAATAAAGGTCTTTCAGTCCGATTGTCATAATATCACTCCTTTAATTCCTGTATTGTTATGGGCATCATATAGTAACCGGTATCGCTTTCGTAGTTCTCTGCGTCCCTGCTGCATATGTAATACCCTGCATCTTTGAGCGCATTTACCAGCTTATCTGCTGTGCTGCTATAGTCTGTCAGCTTGGTAAACAGTGTTACCCTGTACGTCACAGCATCAATGCTGCTGCCGTCGTCTGCATGCATGATAGGCTGCGCTATAACCTGCTGCCACGTAACATACGTCTTGGGCTTATTCCCTGTGTATACCAGCCGCTGTGCAGAAAAGCCTGCGCTTGTAATAATGTCCTGTAGGCTCATTCTATCGCCTCGCTTTTACTGTCCTACGCTCTTCTCGTTCCATATTTCCTGTGCTTTTTCCTGTGCCTCTGGTTCTGCTTTCGCGTTTGCGGAAGTCAGCCACGGCCTTGCTGCTATGCTGCTGGTACCATATTCGTATATCCAGCCGATAGTAGCATAACGCACGTTACCCTTTTGGCTTTTGCCTTTTCTCTTATTTCCACCGCCGCCATAGTCTGCCGTATGTGGTGCGCGTCCATCCGGCTGTATTTCTCTATAGCATTCGGTTGCGGTGTGCACAATGTTTCCTGCCTTGAGGCTCTTCTGAAAACCGCCAGTATCATATAACATGCTGGCTATTTCGTCCTGTTGAGCCTTGAGCACTATATCTGTCTGGGCGTTTACGATCTCTTCCAGCAGTTTGCCTGCCGCCTCGTCTCCCTGCCTAAACTGCTGCTCCAGTTCATCCAGTCCAACTGTCTCAAAGTTTGCCATTTAAGCACTGCTTTCTTGCTTAATATCGCTCATTGTGAGCTCTATTAAGTCCTCACTTACTGGGTATGTTTTGATTATCGTGTACCTCTGACCGTTGTACTCCGCGAGCTTCTCGCCTGCATAGTCTGCTTTGTGTACTGTGGTCTTGGTTACTCCCTCATACCCCGCAATCTGTGATTTGTAAAATTCGTTATAGCCTACTGCTGTAGCGTCGCAGAATACAGTACGCGGTGTTTCTGTGGCCGCGTTAGGGATACCGTCGCTGTTTATACGCTGCTCTGGTGCTGTTACTGCAATAAGGTCTATCGTGTCTGCCCATGCTGGCATATCAGCTGCCTGTTGCCGTGTTGTAGTCTCCAGATAGTAGCAATGACTGTTTTAATGCGTTGTATGCCGCTTTGAAGTCTGCCGCTTTGTCCGAAAACCCAAACTCAGCCTTTACGTACAGCGTCACAGCCCTAACTATGAGCGCGTCGGTTTCGTCTACGGTTGCAATGCCTGCGTTTGTGAGGTCTTTCTCACATGCTGCAATGCAATCGTTAATCTCTTCTGTCAGTGCATCTGCCTTACTGCTCAGCCGTACAGCGTTGCGCATCTTGTCTGTAAGTATGGTCGCCATATTATCGCCTCGCTTAAAATAAGGGGCAGCCGTAGCCACCCCTTACCCTTAAATAATTTCTACCAGTTTCCTGCTCACCAGATACTCGGCGCGCTCAGTCGCTACGTTGTCAATGGTTTCACCCACTCTGTGTGTCTTGTGGTCTACAATGCTGTCGTAGTCCTCAATGACTTTGATTGATACCGTGCCTGCTGCCTCTGCCTGCTCTTCCGGTTTCTGCACTGCTTCTGTTTCCGGTGCTGTTACTTCCGGCTGCATATCTTCCGGTGTAGTTGCTGCTGGTTTCTTTGCTGCCATGTTACTACCTCACTTTCTGTTGCTGCTTTTTCAGCAGATATTATGCTGTTGCGCCTTTCTTAATAATAAGCATGCCGTTTACATCAGCTGCCTTGCCGTCGCAGATCATGAGCAGCTTATTCTTGATCTTGTTTGTATCGTTGTCTGTCCACTTTGTTGCCGTCATTTCCATGTTGGTATTGATAACATAGTCAGTGGGGTTCATGTAAACGGCGATCACGTCCCCAGTTGCTGCGCTGTCATAGTCTGCGATAACGTCAGCCTCGACTGTATCAACGAGCTTGCCCATAAAGCGGTATGTCTCCACGCCGTCAATGCCGTAGTTTGTACGTGCTACAGGCTGGCCGTTCGTGTCTACCATGCCGTCAATGTATCCGTCATACGTGCCCTGCGCCATGATAAACTCACCGTTCTGGTACGCTTTCTTGATCTTTGCTTTTACCTTTGTGTGCCATCCTGCCCATGTCTTCATTTCGGCAGGCGTAAGGGTAATTACATTGCTGGCTGCAAGGTCTGTGATAATACGAGGATCAACCGACACGCCCAGAGGCTGCCCGCTGCCTGTGCCCTTGATGATTGCAATTTCAATGGCTTTCATCATGGCCTCTGTTGCCAGCGGGATAAATAAGTCGTTGAATGCCTGCAAAGATACAACATTGCTGAGAATAGACTGTGCAATCTTGCATTCCAGACCGTAGTAGTTGAATGTTACGGCTTTGTCTGCGTCTACTTTCTGGTCGTCGCTTGCTGCTCCGTCTGCAATCCAGTGTGCTGTAGGTTTAAGGTCTACAATCGGAATGGATACGCCACCCTGCACATTGAGCTTACGCACCTTTGTAAAGAGGCTGCCGTAGCTTTCCAGCTTTGTGATGATCTCATTCAGCAGAGACGTAGGAACTACTGCGCCTGCGTTTGCTGTAGTCGTTGTCTCGGCTGCTCTCAGTTCCATAGGGATTTCAACCCCACGGCATACGTAATTCATGAATGCCTTGCGATACTCTACGGTGTCGTGTGCATCATTCTCAGCTGCTGCCGCTGCTGTTCTTGCTGCCGGTGCAACCGGTACTGCCGGTGTGGAAGTTCCCTGTCCTTTTGCAATACGTTCAAGCAGCCCCTGTCTGCGTGTTTCTGCGTCTCTCAGTACTGTGCGCTGCTCTTCAAGCTGCTGCACTTCTGTCTCTAATGCTGTGAGCTGCTCAGCAGTAAGGTCTTTGCCTCTGGTGTTCAGCTCTGCGTTGATTTCTGCAAGTCTTGCCTCAATTTCCTGTAATGTTTTCATCCTTTTTACCTCACATTGTAAGTATTTTGGTTTTCAGTTCCAGTATTGCCTTGCGCTTCTCCAGCTGCTCCAGCTGCTTTAAGTCGGTTCTCCCCTTGATTAAAGACCTTGCGCTTATATCTGTATCGTTATCAGCTGGTAAGTTTACTGCTGACACGTCATACATTTTTTTAACTTTGCAAATGCGGTGTAATACGCCGCCGTCTGCTGTATCTTCCCATGTGTCGCCGCCGTTTGCGTAGTCAATCGTAAATGCCCATGACATTTTGGTTAGCATGCCTGCCTTAATGTCTTCGTATAGGCTCTGTGCGAGTGCTGTGCGGCTCAGATCAGCTGCAATAAATATGCCTTTATCGTTCGGCTCTACAATGAGGCTGCCGTTGCTCTGGCGGGCATATACTCTGCCCTCATGGTTGTACATCATGATAACGTCGCTCATATCGCAGCCTACCAGTGCATTACGGTCTACACATTCGTAATACTTGGTACCGTCCACGTCCTCAAATAGCAGATATGGTACGGTAAATGTCGAGGCATAGCCCTCAACATAAAAATCGCTTTCAATTCTTTTGCTTGCGCCCTCAACCGGTACTGCAAGCGGCGCTGCAAGTGCTCTGTATTCTCTTTCTTGTGCCTTAAATGGCATTGTCCTCACCCCCTTGTGTTGTCTGTCCGGCCTGCTGCCCGCTGCCTGCTCCATCTGGTGCGGGTTCTGCTGCCGGTGTTGGTTCCGGTTCCGGCTCTTCTGTATGATCCGGTTCCGCTGTTTCTGGTGCGTCCTCTACTGGTGTTATCTCCATGTATTCCTTGCGTATAAAATGCTTGTCTCCATCTTCTCGTGTCGGCATGTTCCACACGTCCATTACGTCGTTGACGCTGAACAGTCCACGGTCAAACATTCCGGTGCTTACGGACAGCTTTGTTGTGTTGCTCGCATACTGTAGGCGGTTCGCGGAAAATACAATTTCATTTCCGCAGGCAATTTCTCGCTGCGTAAATGTCATATTCGTCATGACAAGTGATAGCTGCAATGCGAAAGGCTCCAGCTTGCCCTCGTAATATGCGTTAAACTGATCTTCTGTGTATTTATTCTGCAATATGTCCATATTCGTGCCAAAGTGCGTGCAAACATTTTCATTTATCTGCTGTGTCTGCAATGCATTCGGCGTATATGGCTTGCTCTCTACCGGCGTGAGGTTGTCAAATTTATTGTCGTACAGGATCATGCCGGACGTATTGCTTGCGCTCAAGTTTTCCTCGGTGAACCGCTGCCGCTCTTTCTTAATGTCTTCCGGCTTTACAAAGTTTGTAATCTTTGCAAGAAACCGCACATTTGCACTGTTTTTCACTGCGTTTATAATACTCTCATTGCTGGTCTGTATCAGCTGCATGGTAGGCTGCAATACGTCGTTTTTCTCGCCCCATATATCAGACAGATACTGGCACTGTGTAAGAATACCGCAGCGCTCAAACTCTACGGCTGCTTTATCTCCAGATGCAAATGTATACCGCAGGTACATCACCCCATCAAATTGCACCAGTTCTGTGAGGCTTGGCAATATCGGATACCACCCGCAGAGCCTGCCGTAGTCGTCTTCAATCGGCACGATAAATGCCGTGTTCTCGACTTCCAGTATGGTTGCAACCCTCGCTATAAATTTCGTTGTATCCATAAGCGGGTTGGGCTTAAATTGCAGCGTCCTCTCTAAGCTCTTGGCCGCGCTGCCATTTATCTGCGGTTTGAATTTGCTTGCAAATGTTGCAAACCTGTTCACTGCGGTGCGCGTCAAGTCCATTTCGTATACGCCGCCACGATACGTCGAAAATATCGGCGTGTATCCATCCAGCAGCCGGAAGTAGCTGCCCAGCTGCGTATCTTTCTTTGTGCCCTTAAATACTATGTCTTTTAAGCTCGTTTAGCTCGCCCCCTTTCATGCTGCGTTCTTGAGCATTTCGCCTACTTCACTGTAATATTTCTGCCGCACTGTCATTGCGTCAATGACAGAAACAAAGCCATCTATGTGCGCCCTGCTCTCAATCTTCACAGGCCGTATCCTGCGCGTTTCAATATTCTGTTTCATTGCGACGTTGAGCATGTGGCCTTTCAGCAGGTTGTTGTTTCCGGCTATCTTAAAGTTGCCGTCTTTTATAATGCCCTCAAACTCTTTGACTACAGGCGTGAGGTTCTCGCCTTGCCATACGTCGTCCATGTGAAAACCGTACTGCTTCATGTCGTCCACCAGATACTGCGCACTGTACCGGTCGTACCCTACCTCAAGTACATATATGCGGTATTTTTTCTTTGAGCATTACAAACCAGTTGAAAACGTCGTGGTAGTCCACATAGTTATCACCGCTCGGCGTGATATAGCCTTTACGCACAAAAATGTCATATGGTACGCCGTCTCTTGCCTGTAGCCGCTCAATCTGGTTTGCTGGCATAAAGAACTGAGTAAATGCATATAGCTTGCCGCTGCGCTCAATTACTACGCTGGCAGCTGTAAGGTCTGTCGTCTGTGACAGATCAATGCCGCCGACTGCATAACAGTCTGTAAAGTCCTCAATGCTGTATTTACTGCCTGCCTTGTCCACAAGCATATAGTCGAGCCATGCCTGTGAGCTGTTCTGCTTAATGTTGCAATACTTGCAGAGAAACTCTGCTTTTTTGCTTGCGCTCTGCTCGGCTATTGCCATTTCTTCGCGGAAATAGCTTTCCTGTACAGATACACCCATGTTGGGGTTGGCCTTGCGCAGCTCGTTCATATCCTGCCACTTTTCCGCGTCGTCAATCTGGTAGATAAATGGCAGCAGCCTGTGCTCTTTACTATTGCCCTTTAGGAATGACGTTGCGCGGTTCATAAGCTCGTCGTATATGCCGTCGTTGATATATCCGGCAGTGCTTATGCTCAGCAGCATTGGCTGACTGCGTGCGCCTAAAGCTGATTTCATGACTTCGTACTGTTTTAGTCCTTGGTCTCCAGACCATGCGGCTATCTCGTCGCACACAGTAAGCTGTGGGTTGAAACCATCCGACTTCTTTGCGTTGAATGCAATAGGCTTTACAAAGCTGTTGGTCTCGTCATAGTAAATGTCTGAGCGGCGTTTTTTTGCCAGCTCTGAAAGCTCCGGCTCTGCCTGTACCATCTGGTAGAATGCATCATATACCTTTGCTGCCTGCTCCAGTTTCGGTGCAAGGCAATAGATTTCTTGGCCGTATTCTGGATCAAGGTAAACCATGTAAGCAATGATTGCAGACGCAAATAAGCTCTTGCCGTTCTTACGTCCGATAACAATAAATATTTCGCGGAAAACCCGCAGGCCGTCGCTATCAACTATGCCAAACATGACGCTTACCATTGCCCGCTGCCATAGCTCCAGCGTAATGAGGTCGCACCGCGTCTGGCTGTGGTGACAGAAACCCTGTATAAATTGGATTGCCTTATTTGCTTTCTTCGCGTCAAAGAAATATTGCTGTTTCTCCAGACCGGATATGATGATTTTGTAAATTGCCAGTATCCACCGGCCTACGATTATCTGGCCGCTCGTAATACCTGCATAATACTCATATATATAATTTGCATACGGTGCCGGTGTGGCCTTACTGCTACTCATTACGCAGCGCGGCAAGTTTACTGTTTTTGCGCTTTGCCGCAGGTACTAAGTCTGTCAGCTGTTTAATGATTGCTGCATAGTTTTTGCTCAATGCAATGTAAACGTCAGCATCTGGGCTGCGCTTGGTGCCGTACTGGTTCTCACCGTTTTTGTATTTCTCGGTAAATCCTTTTTTTGCTATGGTTATTTGCAGTTCGTCCAGCTCCACCGACATAAATGCGGCCTTTTCAATCAGCGGCGTAACAAGTTTCTTTTTGTTGTCGTCTAAGTCCTTAAATATCGCTTTAAGTCTCCGCTTTTCCTTGCTTATCAGCGCATCTTTTGCAAGGTTCTTGCTTGTCGCCATATAATCACCTCTTTTGCTATACCCCACCCCCTACTACACCACACACGCATGACCTTGCAGGATAAAATTGAACTCCCACCTCGGTTACTATCTCCCTACACTTGCGTTTTTTAACGGGGGCGTAGGGATAATGTTGCCGTCTTCGTCGTATTGGTAGCAGAGTGTGCAGCCCTCGGCTGCATAATTGCTATGATGTTCTTTGTTGTGGCACGTCTGGCATAAGGCTTCAAGGTTCTCATAGTTGAGGCTTACGCTTGTATCATGTATGTTGTCTGGCGTGAGCCATACCCTGTGGTGACATATCTTTGCAGGATCCACCGCAGCGCTCGCATATGTTCTGCTGTGACTGCATATACTTTGCTCGCGTCTCTCTCCATGCGTCCGACTTGTAGAACCATTCTGCCCACCACTTCATTGCTCACCTCGCTATATAAAAATAGCAGCAAGGGTTATGCTCTCGCTGCTATTTTTATGCTATCATCATAGCCCTTGATACTGCCCATTAAAACCCCATCTTTTTACCACGGCTCAACCAGCGTACTGGTTATCGTCAATTCCCCATAGCAGCACGTTAAGCTCGTTCAGTATCCCTGTTACCCAGCGCCTCGGTGTATTCTTGCCTGTGCTCAGTTCCTCGGCTATCTGCTCGTATGTCTCACGCTGCACAAAGTAAAGCTCAAACGCTTCATACTCAACCTCTCTGCCTACTGCCGTGCGCCGTCTCTTTACTTCGTCCAGTGCCTTGTCAATGTGGCTGAGCATCAGCATTGTTCTAAACCGTGTACGTCTTATACTGCGCAGATAAGTGTCCTGCTCTTCCGGTGTTATGTCTGGCAGCTCCAGCTGGTTGCCCTCTGATATGGCATGCTCCATGTGATATACAGCGTCACTGTATGACTTCATGAGCATATAGGTATCATGGTACTTACTGCGCTTATGGTCTTTATCCAGCTGTCTGTTGTATTCTCTTACGCCTGCTGCTGCCGCCTTTGTCAGCATGGCCTGTAGCTCTTCCTCACTTATCTGCATGTTATGTGCCCCCTTTAATTAAACGGCAGCTCTTCCTGTTCGCCGTCCGGTATATCCATAAAGCCGTCTGTATCTGCTGTCTGTCCATGTGCTGCTGCCTCTGCTTTAGTCTCTGCAAAGTGCAGCTCACTTGCCAGCACTTCTGTGTAGTACACCTTATTTCCCTGCTTATTTGTGTAGCTGCCTGTCTTGATCTTACCGCCTGCCTCAATCTTCATGCTTTTGTGCAGGTACTTCTCTGTCCATTCGCCCAGCTTACCCAGTGCTTTTACGTTGATAAAATCAGTGTCCTTATTGTCCTGTACTGCAATGCTCATTCTTGCAATGGCAGTATGGTTATCCTGCCCGCCGTATCTTACTTCTGGTTCTCTCGTCAGTCTGCCTGTCAGCTCGCAATGGTTCATTTCTTACCACTCTTTCCGCACAGTACCACCAGTGTGGTGCAGATTATTGCTGTAATGATAATTGCTGTCATGTTCATTGTTTCCCTCGCTTTCTCTCAATCCGGTTGCTATGCCTATAAACACCTTGCCTATTGCCTCTGTTGCATCCGCTGCCGCCTGCAATACTGCATCTGCAAGTGTCTGGTACATATGCATTATTCGCTCTGCCTGCTCTGGCGTTATGCTCATGCTCTTGCATATCTGCTCAAAGCTCTGCTCTTGGTCTTTTGGCGGGTTGTATCCGTGCATCTTTTTGTATTGCTTCTTTTTCTGTCTTCTGTTCATGGTCTCGCCTCGATCCGTATACAGACGGCGTACACTCATACGGCTTATGGTCTGTTGCGTAATTATGCAGGCCGCCTGTCTTTTCCAGTTGCATATAGTGCCCTGCTTTTCGCAAGGCTTTCATTTCCCTGTTTACTTTAGCCTGCGTTCTGTCCCTCTCCATCATCAAATATCTGCCCTAATTTTTCAAACTTGTATTCTGTCTGGTCTGGTGCCTGTTTCAAATGCTGCCATCCGTCATATGCGTATACTCTTGGCGGGCAGAGGCTTACCATGACATATACCGCGCCGCTGCCTTTATTCTCATACAGCACAACGCCGACTATCTCGCCTGTGTTCGTGTCAAATACCTGCCTGCCCATGTACTCATAGCTGCGGTTTTCCTCGTACTTTCCGCTGTTTCTGGTGTCCGCTTCGGACACTGTGCTGCTTACTGCCTCGACTGCTGCCGCAGCTGCTTCTGTTGCTGCCGTTGCTGCTCCGGCTGCTGCCACCTGTACTGCATCTGCTGCCGCCTGCTTAATGGCTGCCTTTGCCTGGCGGGCTGTTTCCTTGGCCGTCTCCTGTATGTCCTTTGCTATGGCCTTTGCTCTGTCTCCAGCTGCGTCTAAGTCCTCGGTAATTTCTTTCTGCTTTTCTTCCGGCAGCTTACTTGCCTCATATGCTGCCGTAACTCCCATCTGTCCGCTTTGCAGCTTGTCCTTTACTTCCGGCGTGGCGTTTTTGTTGATCTGTTCCATACGTGCTACGTTCGTGGGGCTCTCTCCCAGTATGTCTGCAATGATGTATCGCAGTCTGCCTGTGATCTGCACACCGTCCGTATCGCGTACCTTTATGAGCGCATCTTTGAGGCGCTGCACCTGCTCTGTCTTTTCGTATGCTGTCAGCTCACGGTTATATGCATTGCCTATGAGCAGCGATAGCTCAAATACCGGCTCTGTCATTTCCCTGTACAGGTACTTTACCTGCCTGTACTGCTCGTATCCGTGCTCAATCAGCCATATGTTTGCCTTGTTGCGTCTGTGACCGGATACAATGCGGTATGTATCGCCTACCTTTGCCAGCACTGTGGGTGCCTGCTGCCCTACTGCCAGAAAGCTGTGTGCAAGTTCCTCTATACCGTCCTGCGAATAAAAGTTACTTGCACTTTCCTGCACGTCGTATGGGCTAAGCATTACCTCACTGTATCCCTCTGTGCTCTTCTGTGGCTGCGCTGCTGCCCCTAACAAGTCCATCATGTTAAATGCTCCCATTATCGTGCCTGCCTTTCTGCCGCGTCCATTGCGGCTATGATCTGAGGCACGAGCTTTTTATAATCTATTGCAACCGCAGACCTTGAGCTGTAGTCACTGGCAGCTATGCACTCGCTGAATGTGTTTTCTACGGCCTTGCTGCTGTATCTGATAGTGCCCAGCACATTGGTATGCTCTTGCAGCCACTTCATGCCGCTGTTATCGCTCACATATGACCTGTGGTACTGAGTTGCTACCGTTCCCAGCAGTCTAAGCTCTGTGTTGATCTGCTGTGCCTGTCCTATAAGCTCAGCAACGTTGTCGTATCCCTCAAGGCTCCAGCTGTCTATCTTGACCGGCACAATCACGTAATGGCTTGCTACAAGTGCGTCTATAACGTTAATGGCAATATCTGGTGGATTGTCGATAATGATATAGTCATAATCTGCCAGCTTTCTGAGGCTCAAATATCTGTCTGCGCTATCTGCTGAGCCCTCTGCTATTGTCTGCCATGTTGCACCCACGAGTGACATATTGGCTGGTATTATGTCAATGCCTGTGCCTGTATGCACTATCTCTGGTGCTGCTGCGCCATGCGTCAGCATCTGAGCTGTGCCGCTCAGCATATCCGGCTTGTAGCAATTAAAGCGTCTGCTCAGATTGCCCTGCTTGTCATTGTCCACGAGCAGTACGTGGTACTGGTATCTGTGTGATAACTCCGCTGCAATGTTGGTGGCTGTGTATGTCTTGCCTACGCCGCCCTTTAAGTTCCACACGCTTAATATCCTTGGTCTTTTCTCCATTCTGTTGCCGTCCTTTCTCTCATGTGGCAGGTCTTAATACCTCTGCCGCTGCGCTCGCTCCGGCGCTCTGTGATCCTGTTTTTAATGTTCCGCATTCCAGATACTCAATAATTGCCTCTGCTGCCTGCTGCCATCCGTAGCACACTATGCTTTTGTATCCTTGCTTTTGCAGATCATGCTGCCATTGTCTCTGCAATTCTGTCTGCTTGTTCTTGCCTACCTTGAGCTCGATATATAGGCCGTGATAGCCGCCCCTTGCCACTGGTAAATGCAGGTCTGGTACGCCTGCTTTTACTCCCTGCCTGCGCAGTGCTATAGCTGTGCGCGCGTCCCGCTTGCCGCCGTTAGGTATGTGATACAATAACCGAAGCTCTGGGTATCTCTGTGCTCTGATCTCGCACCAGCTTATGAGTGTTTCCTGCGCACCTGCCTCGCTTTCAATGTTTACGTTTCTCATACTTTTTATGCTCTCCATATCCTGCCTGCACGATAAATAATATTTACATACCATGCAGCAGCTGTGGCAGTCCTGCCTCTCGTATAACCAGAAATGCAAGCGCCTCAATTCCTGTAATGCAGCTGTTCTGAGGCTACGTTTTCTATGGCCTTTGCCAGTCCATATATGCCTGCTGCCATCAGTGTTACTGCTGCCGTTATGATTGCCCACATACTTACCCCCTTTCTATGATTTCAGCCGCACCATTGTGTAGCGGAAATACCCATATCCGTAATAATCTGGGCTGTTAATGCCCTTGCTTATGCTGTCCTTGACAACGTAATAGCCTTTTAATGGCCTTGCCTCTGCTTTCATCCAGTCGCTTTCTTTTATGATCTCGATTTTCGGCTCTGGGTGTATCAGATTTTTGCTACCGTTCCACCGCTTACCCTGTAGCTCATCCTCTGTGTCTGTGCCTACGGTCTTATCTGTGTACTTGATAAGATATGCTGCAAGGTCTGCGTAATTGCCTGTATCGTCCAGCGGGAATACCTTAATGCGGTTGTGCTGCTCATTCGCTTTATACCAGCACTGCTGTATTATGTCTGTGCTTATCTTTGGCACTACTATGTGGTGATGCCTTGCCCCCTTTTTGCCTATCTCCATGACGTGCACATATTTGAGCTCTATGCCTGCTGCCTTATACTGCTTTCTCATTTCCCGCCAGAATATTGCTATGTCCTGCCGCATCTGGTCTCTGGTTCTGTCCGGCTCTCCCTTATGTCTGATATAGTCAAGCACTATGTGGTAGTCACCTGTACCATAGTTTGCATTGAGTATACGCCGCAGCTTTTTCTCTGCCTTACGCTTATTGCATGCTTTCTGCTGCTCAGTAGTGGGCTTTACTTTGTCCCCTCTTACTATCCCTTTTTTGTGATACCGGCTACTGTAATACTTCTCTACCTCAATCGTTCTGCCTGCTATAGTCACTGCTTGTATGTGTGGCAATATTCTTACCCCCTGTCGGTTGGGTAATACTTTTTATCAAGTCGCAAGAGGCTCGAAAGCCTCAGTTTTCTTGACTTTTTGCTACACATACCTTATACTGTATTTATCAGTTTTGTATTTTATGTATGTGCAGCATAACCCTTGCAGCGTCCCCACGCCGCAGGGGCTTTTTATTACCCCTTTTTGCGCTCTGCTTCTAATTTTCTTATCTTCTCCAGTATCTCTGCGCTGCTTGGCTGTTTTCTCCCTGCCTTGGCCTCGCTGGTCTTCCCTGTTACCACTCCATAGCCCTGCATGAGCGTCTTAAATATCTTGTCTGACTTCCCGCGCTTACCGTTCTGGCTCAGCCTCTGTGCCCTGTTGTGCATCACCATGCGCACCATTTTGCTTTTGCTGCTCATATGTCTGCCCCCCTCAATCATATTGATAACGCACAGTAGCCTGTTGCTATCCAGCAGCTTGCAGTGTGCAATTATTGGCTCCATGTATCTGTTACACTTCGACTGTGTTGCTGCGCCCAGCTCGCGCGCTTGGTCTGTTGTGATAATGTCGCTGTTTGCAAGGCCGATAATATAGCCCACTGTAATGCCGTACTGTATGAGTGTCTTGCGCAGGTCGTCCTGTTCTGCTGCCTGCTGTAGTGTAGTGTCCATTGCATTGAGCACTTTTACTGCTGCAACGTTTTCTTTCAGCTGCTTCTTGGTCTTTGCTGTTACCGGTACTGCCCAGTACCCTGTCAATCTGGCCTTACTCTTATAAATCTTGATAAACATGTTTTACCCTCGTCACTTTCCGCGCGCTGATCTCCCGCGCAATCCTCTCTGTTGCCTCGCCTCTCACTACCTTAATATAAGTGCGGCTCTGCATACGTCCGCGCACGCTGATCTTGTCGCCCATATCCCAGCCTGCTGCCTCGTCTGCCTCTGCCTGCCAGCAGACTATAGGCAAATAACTGTATCCACCGTGCAGCATGGACGGCACCCGCAGCATAAGCTCTGTGATGTGCAGGCCGCTGGGTGTTTCTCTGGTAACTACAGGCTTGCTGATCTCTCCCAGCACTTCCACTGCGTCCTGTATCTCCACCTGCTCGTGTGCAACGCCGCAATACTCGGCCAGCACGAATATAAGTACCGTGTCAGTCTTAAAGTCGTACAGGCTCTGTGCCTTGCCTATAACAATCATTTTCGTGCCGCCATCAATTACCCCGCTATCCGGTACTGTATCCATGTCCATTGCCTCGGCAGGTACCAGCACTGTTATATTGTCCGTGCTGCCTTTATCGTTGCGGTGATATGTCAGCAGCTCCAGCCTGTAGCCGTCAAATGGTATGCCATATATTTCTGTGATGTTCTCGGCTGCTGCCAGTTCTCCGCATATGCCTGCTTTACTGTGCAGGTCAGTGTACCCATTCGTCCTGCTCGTATCCATCTTCCTGCTCGTCTCCCTCTTCGTCTTCCGGCTGCGGCTCTGGCGGCGTTATCTCTTTGCCCGCCTCGTATATGCCCAGCGCAGATGCATCTGTCTGGCGGTATCCGTCAAATTCTGCCGTCGTGATCTTGTACCCCATTACTGCATACAGCCGTCTGATTTTCTCCAGTGCGTCTGTGGGCTCGTCGTACTGAGGCTCAAGCAGTACATAGCACTTGCCTTTGAGCTTCTCCCCTGTCCGGTTGTCCTCATACTCAGTCTTAAAGCATGCAGTCTCTATGGTTGCGGCCTCGATAAAATCAGAACAGTGCATAATTGGTATCTGCTTATACATTGCACGCACCCCGCAGTATCTTCTCGCTTTCAGCGTTCTGCGTCTCTTCAAGCACTGGTTTTTCATACGTCTTGCTGCCAGACAGATGCAGCTGCTTTGATGTGTCTGTATCGTCTTGGCTGCAATACTGCTCAGTCGCTGCTGCTTTGATCTCAGTAGGATATGCAGCAACGCCGGAAGTGCGCCACTTCTTTGCCATTGCTGCAAGCTGGATCATTTCGGCAGCAGCATTCTCTGCGCACTCGCATACTTTCTGTACTTCAATGCCTTTTTCTACCATGTTTGCATTACGCTTGGTTTTCTCCCACAGGCGTTGTACTCTTGCCCCTGTCTGGTTGGTTGCATATATTGCCTCTTCCAGCTCTTCCTGTGTTACCGCATATGCCTCGTGTGCGCTTGCAAAACCTGCAAACCTCTGGTTTGCGCTGACAAGCTCGGCCTCTGCCAGCTCGTCCACCTGCTTTACCAGTAAATCAAATTGCTCGCTCATTGTTTCCCTCTTTCTGCTGCTGTGCAGCGTATAAATTATGCTTGCGTGCGTAGGCGTATAGATACTGCTGCATAATGCCTGCGTACTGTCCGTATTTATGCTGGATATAGTGGCTGCTGCCAAAGTGCTGGTTAATCTTACGCACCCATGTGTCCACTGGGTATGCCTCAAGGCAATGGTACCCGTACAGTGCAATGCAGTCTGCCACTTTATCGCCTATGCCTATGTGCTCCAGGAGGGTGTCATGCAGCAGTTCGTATGAAAACGTCTTGCTGAAACGTATATAGTCTGGGTAGCTTCTGATGTATGCAGCCATATCTGCAATATACTTGTCTCTGTATCCCAGCCCCAGCCCTGCAACCTTGTCCAGAGTGTCCAGCTGATCCGGTGCAGGGAATGTCACGGCATACGCCTCGTCATTGTCGTAATATTTACATGGCACATAGCCCAGAGGCTCACCGTAAAGTGCAGTCATAAGTGCAATGGCCTGCTTAATGCGCGGTATGTTGTTATTCTGGGATACGATAAAACTTATAATCATTTCCCACGTATCCTGCCGCAGTATCCTTATGCCGCCAAACTCTGCGGCTGCCTCTCTTATAAGTCTGTCGTCTTCCTGCGCTGCGTATCCGGTCAGCATCTTATATGCATGGTTATCAAGGTCAAAGTACGGCCACCAGACCGCCGCCAGCTCTTCCGGTGTGCATGTAAGTGTGATCTCGTCGGCAGCCGTCTGGGTTGCCACTGTGTAATGTCTGCCTGTTACAATCAGATACCTGTTGCCCTCTTTGTCCAGCTGCTGCCATCTAAAGCACTGGCCGCTCTCTGCGATCTGCTTTAGATTAAAATTACCGCTTTTTACTACTTCCATATGTCCTGTGCCTCTCTTTCGCTGTGCCGTATTCTCTGGCATCTTTATACGTGCCGTCCGGTTGCAGGTACTTTGTCGCGTACCAGTACCGGCACTGGCTGTCTATGTAAAAATCAAATACAAAACCTTTGCCCTCGTACTCGCCTACATACGTGAGGCTGCTGCCGTCGTCCGGCTTATTTTCTATGCTCCATGCATTGTCGTATGCGGTCTTAATCTCCGGTGTCATGCCGTGCCTCTGAGGCGTGCCAGCTCGGCTATTACGTCCTTGCCTGTATATGCTGCCAGCAGTGAAGCAGATATGTTGTACGTCCACTGGCTGCTCATTTTGATTGCCGTGCCTATTGGCAGCTTGCCCTGCTGCATGGCTACCCGCACAAACTGTGGGCTTGCGTCAATGATCTGGGCGGCTTCAGCAGTCGTGATTGCGTTACCTGCTTTTTTCATGATCCTGCCGCCTTTCGTGTATGGTAAATTTCCCGCGCCTCTTGGCATATGCGTTCTCGCTTCTGGCTCCGTTGCTTTCCTGCCAGTCCGGCAGAAAGTATATGCAGTCTGCTATGTCAATCCATGCGTAGCAGATATGCATGTACTGCTCATATTCCAGCTCGTAATTGGCATTGAGCCTTGCAGGGTTGATTACTTCGTACCCCGCCTTACGCAGTCTGCGCTCTACCTTTGCAAACTTCTTGAGGTAGTGCTTGTCTCCGGTGATCTTGCCGGCAATATATACGACTGCCTTACGTGGTTTTACTTTTCTCATGTCCGGCTGCCCCCTTTATCCTCTATAAGTTCTGCGCGCTGCCTCTTCTTTATGGCGTTTGCCAGCATGATACTTTTTAAGTCTTCCTCTGATAAATCATCAGTGCTGACGTGTTCTACCGGTGCATCCTCTGGGAATAGTTCCTGTTTGCGTATATATGCAATAAGAAAGTCTCTTGCCTCTAATCTGAATATATTTTTATGAAAATCAAACTCTAACTCAATCTCAATGCGCTGCGCTTTCGTGCAGTACACTCCCACTTTTTGCCTATAACCAGTTGTATGGTAGTATTCCCTGCCGCCGTGCTCGTATCCTATGACCTTATACATGCACTGTTTCAGCAGTATTTTCTCCAGCTCTCCGTTGTACGAGAAAAGAAAATACTCAGCCTTTTCCTCTGCCAGCTCGTCCAAAGACTGTATGCCGTACTTACCCATGAGCTGCTCTATCTTTTTTCTTGCCGTCGTTGCTTCGCCGCCTACTCCGCGCTCCGCAAGAGCTTGCAGCTTTTTTATTCGCTGCCGTACTTTGTCCTCTATTTCGTCCATGCCGTCCTCTCTTTCGCCTTGAAATATCTACACCTGTGCCAGACGCAGGCCACTTTATATATGTTCTTTGCATATTCTGCGTTGCTGCATGTATCATATTTTTCCTCGTGATATATGCAGTCTTTGCAGCTGCCTGCATTGAATGGCACAATAATAGCAGGCATTAGGCTACAGGCTGCTTTCTGCTGTTTGCCGCCAGAAAGCCCTGTACGTAAAAGCCTACTGCCTGCCGCTTGTCTTCCGGCAGCTGTGATACCTGCTGCATGAGGCTCTCAAACTCTCCCATGCCTGCTGCCGGTGTCTGGTTCGTGTTCTCCTGTACTGTGTTACGCTTTAATCTCTTCATGGCTTGCTGCCCCTTTCTGGGCGGCTCCCTGCCGCCCTGCTCTGTTATCTCTCGCGTGCATCAATAATTCCGCTTATTTCCTTTAGTGCCTGCTCTTTTTCCTGCCAGAATTCCATATTTCCTGCTGCGTTCGGAAACATTGCGCTGCCGTCTGCATTTTTCTCCGCTCCCAGCTCTTCCCAGCACTTGCGCTCACCCTCTCTGTACTTGGTTGTCATAAGTATGTAGCATGTTAAATCACTCCACTGCTTATTTGTCAGCGTTACTGCCGTTTCCTTGGCGTACCACTGCTGCATTTCCTTGTCTGTTGCCATGTCTGCCTCTCTTTCGCTGCGGGCGGCTCACTGGCCGCCCTGCCATTGTTACTGTAGTTTCAACTCGTCCCACATTCCCAGTATTACCATCACTGTTGCTGGCATGTCGAATGGTATAACCTTGTCTTTTTTGCATCTATCCAGCAGCGCCTGTATTGCTGCCAGCTGCCACATTTCTATGTATTCTGCGTTTTCCTCGTCTTTTAAGTATCTGATTGCAAGTGTTGTTTCTTTCAGACACCCTTTCATCACTCTTGCATTGTTGCTTGCGGTGCTTACTAAAATCTCTATGCTTTCCCCATTTACTGCTCTCTTCTCGCTTTCTTTGCATTTCTCTGTAAAGTCCGCATCTTCCTGCTCGTACTTAATCATTTCATTTGCAAACCAGTATTCGTATCTAAAAAGCGTGTTGAGTATTTCTTTCCTTGCTGCTTTTGCCTCTTCTATCTGTTTTTCTTCCATTTTGCTGCCTCTCTTTCGCTGTGTGGGCTTGTCGTTGTTGCCCTCTTTATTGACTATGCCATTATTATACTTGGCAAAGTTAACTATGTCAATACATTTTTGCAAATAATATTGACTATGCCAATGTTTTGATATAAGATTGAATTACTTAATAGAAAGGGGATTTTATCCATGACGGAAAACGACAGAATGAAAGAGCTCCGCAATTCTGGGCTTGGCCTCAGTCAAGACGCTTTCGGCAAGAGGCTTGGCGTTACTGCCGCTGCTATATCTAAGATTGAAAGTGGGGACAGAGGGCTTACTGAGCAAATGGTACTTGCTATTTCTCGTGAATTTAATGTGAATGCTGAATGGCTGCGCACCGGAACCGGTCAAATGTTCGTAGAATTGAGTAGGCAGGAAATGGCAGCGCAGATTGTCGGTAACGCGCTGGGGCAGAATGATGATTTCATAAACGGTGTCTTTATTGCTCTGGGGCAGTTATCACCGGAAGAGTGGGCACAGGTAAAGGCTTTTGTTGATAAGCTGAGCAAAAAATAAAGAGCAGCTATTTGCTGCCCTTTATCCCTAAAATGAACTGTAAAATTGTTTTGAGCTGATCCGGCGTGCAGCCATCCAGTGCCGCAATGATCCGGTGCTTTAGTTGCTCCATATGCTTGCCCCCTTTTCTTTATCATATTGCAATGGGGCAGCCGGTGCAATGCATCCGGGCATATCGTCCTGCATTATGGACGTATGGCCGTAAAGCCTATACTTGGCGCATGCAACAGCTTATAATTTAATCAGTTCGGTAATGTCGATCTCCAGACCTGCTGCCAGCAGCTCCAGCGTATCGACGCGCGGGCTTGCCCTGTGGTTCTCAATGGCATTTATCTCGCTTTTGCTTACCCCGCTTGCCTGCTCCAGATCACGCAGCGACATGTTGCGACGGTCTCGCAGCTCCCATAGTTGTATCTCCATAATGTGCCTCTCTTTCGCCGTTATGGATAATATTATAAATGTCTTGGCTCCGGCCAGAAAGGTGGATTATATGAAATGTCCTAAATGTGGCAGCGAAAATGTTAATGTGCAGGTAGTGAGCGAAACAAAGCTCAAGAAAAAGCATCACCCTATATACTGGCTGCTTGTCGGCTGGTGGTTGCAGCCTATCCTCTGGTTGTTTCTCACACTCCCCATGCTTATTATTGCGATATTCAAGCCTAAGAGCTATGTAACAAAGACAACTCATAAAAGCATGTGTGTATGCCAGAGCTGCGGTCATACTTGGACGGTGTGACATAAAGAAAAAGCCCCTACCAGTGCAATGGTAAGGGCTTGACTCCCAACATAGGCTCAAGGCGTATGCTGTAGTGTCTATCGACAAAAACATTATATCATACGCCTGCACTTTAGTGTAGGCATTTTTTATGCCCAGAAAGGCGGTTTTATGAAACTCCCAAACGGCTACGGCTCAGTATATAAGCTGTCCGGTAAGAGGCGCTGCCCATATATTGCAAGGGTAACGACTGGCTGGGCTGTGGATATGGATACAAAGCAGCGTAAGCAGCAATACGCTACTATAGGATACTTTAAGACAAAGCAGGACGCTCTGCTTGCTCTGGCGGCGTACCGTGAAAATCCTTACGACCTGCATGCCAGCAGCATGACCTTTGAGCAGGCATACGATAAATGGTCTGCTGACTACTTTTTGACGCTCTCAAACCGTAGCAGCGTGCGCACGATCACCTGCGCATGGAAGTATTGCGAGCCTCTCTATAATATGCGCATACGTGATATACGAGTGTCGCACCTTGAGGGCACAATAAAGGCTGCCGATACCGGTAACAGTACAAAGCAGCGTATGAAAAGCATATTCAACATGCTGTACCGCTGGGCTATGAAAAATGAAATAGTCGATAAAGACTATGCCCAGCTATGCGACGGCGTAAAACGTGAAAAAGCGCAGATTGTACGTATACCGTTCTCTGTGGCAGAGGTACAGACACTCTATGATAATACCGCGCTGCCGTTCGTGCCCATGATCCTTATAGGCATATACTCCGGCTGGCGGCCTCAAGAGCTTGCCGTACTCAAGGTGGTAGATATTGACCTTGAGCACTGGGTATATACCGGCGGGCTCAAGTCAGACGCAGGCCGTAACAGAATGGTGCCCATGCACAGCAGGGTGCGTGATCTGGTGCAGGCAGAGTATGACAAGGCCGTTGCCCTCGGCGCTGATACCTTATTTACGGACGAGACCAGCCAGACCGGCATAAGTCTCACGTATGATAAATACCGCGCGCGGTTTAATAAGGTCATGCGCAAGCTCAAAATGGATCACAAGCCGCATGATACCAGACATACATTTATCACAAACGCCAAAGAGGCGGGCGTTGACGAGTACATGCTTAAAATGATTGTGGGACATGAGATTGAGGATATAACAGAGCGTGTGTACACGCATAGAACTATGCAGCAGCTTGCTGCTGAGATTGAGAAAATCAAATGA